TTATTAGATCACCAATGAAACTTGTTGAAATAGCCAACGCAAATGTTTGCGGAGTAGCTGAATATCTTTTTTCAGTAACTACTCCATCTGCAGTCGTTACAGTTGTATATGTAAAATAATCTGCAGAGTATGGATATTTCTTATAAGTGTCAAAAAGCATTAATCTTTCTTCCAATCTCTATACTTTGATTTCTGGAATATGCTTCCAGTCTTGTAGCTTCTAGACTTGTTAAAGGACAAGCCTACAGATGCAAATACTGCAAGTGGTGCTAGGAACGGAGCCATCATTCTTGTGTCAAAGTTGACCATAGAGTCTGTCTGTCCCTGGCTAGTTAATGCTGCTTGCTTAAATACTAGGTCCTCATTCTCCAGCATGTATGCTGTTTGGTATGAAACCATCTTGTCAAGAAGCAAGAAATCAGAAGGATGTTCAATATCTATCTCATCTTTGCCAACAAACATTTCAATGATTGCTTGTGCTCTTAATATTAATGGCAAGGTTACATCGTAACCTGTGTATTCTTTTACGCTGCTAATTGTTGATAACATTATCTATTAGTCCTTCCTAACTCACGAACTCTTAGTGTATGAGTAGATGTAAAATCTAACCTACCTGTTCCTGATAATTTAAGTTGTAAAACATAGTCTCCAGGATATTCAAATAGACTTCTTGTTGTAGGCCATCTGAAAATTATATTTCCAATTGACTTACCTGCTGTGTCTAAGACTGATCCTGTGAGATCAATTTCTTCATTATTGCTTCCTACCATTACCGCTTCAATATTTGTATAAGCCGAGAGGTTAGCGTCTTCGCCGCTCTGGGTCCTAACTTGAATAGAAAGTGGTCTTGCAGGAATTTGATCGATCCAGTATTGGCTAATCATTTTATTACGTCCTCTCTTAAGTACAGTATTGGGTCCACATGTACTAAGTATAAAACAACCTGATCTGATTCAAATGTAGTTGTTCTAATATCTTGTGGTGTTCTTGCAACTGCTGTTGCAGGTTCTGCTGAAACAAAGGTTCCCTTTTCTACAAATAATGCTGTTGCAGTTAATGGTAGCACAGCAATTGTAGTGCCTGCGCTTCTCAAGTTTGTCTCAACCATTGCACCAACTGCTACTGCTGCCTGTGCAGCAATTGTTGCTGTCTTAAATCCTGTAATTACAGGCTGTGGCATAAATGCATCTGACTCAAATGCTTCTGGTCTGAGTGGAAGTTCATCACCATACTCAAGTCTTTCAGATAGCCACAAAAGACCACGAGTATTAATGCTTGGAACGGGTACTGATAATCTTGGAAATGTGTAGCCCCAAATAACTTGGAAGTTAGGAACTAATCCAGTTGAACCAACTTTCTTTACTCTTCCTCTTCTACTTCTTGTTCTAGGTGATGTTTTTTTATTTTGAACAGCGGCTGCAGTATCAATTAATATTTCCTCATTATCTCCATAAGCACTTGAAGCTCCAATAATCGAAGAACCATCTGATGTCCAATACTTAGTGTCTCTAGATGTTAAAGTTGTCCAATCTACTATCTGCCCACTTATGTCAGCTAAATAGTCATTTCTTTGTTCAGTAGTAATTGCACCAACGCTATAAGCATAGCTAATCCAATAAGATGTATCTAATGAAACAGCCTTTTGTTCTATAGAATCTCCAAGTCCATCACCAATAACTCTGCCAATTTGCTGTTTTCCTACAACATCTGTAAATGATATAAATACCTTCGCACCAATTTGCTTTCCAGCAACTACAGTTCCTGGTTCTACTGCAATAGATGTTGCATAATTGCGATATGGATTTACACGTTCAACTGCTCCAAATCTATAAGTATCAGCAAACTTGGTAATAACCTTACCAGCTCTAACTGCATCTAAAGGTGTTGCAAAATAAGCTTGATTAAAAGTGGGTGTAGTTGAAATTAAGAATCTGTCTCCAACTTGTAAACTATCTTTATATTCAATATGAGACCACCATCTGTCTAGCTCACCAAATTCTGACTGATCTGTCTGATATTTAATTTCATCTGTCCAAATAAAACCATCATCATCTGTTAGATCTGCTAATGTATTTACAACTTGATGGTAATTATTTCTATAAGCATCTAGGAAAGCATCACCAGAGTCAGTTCTGTAAGCTTGACTATAGTTATAAACTTCGCTTCCATCACCATATGGATTGTCAAGTTTAATTGGTACATATGGATCTGAATTACCTTCATTTCCTGAGCCAGTTAAATCTGAAACTTCATGATATGTATCGATGAATCCCATATCTACTGCAAGCTGTGGATTTGTAATAAGCAAAGATATACCAGTATCTACTGCATCTCTTAATGATTTAAGGAAGTCTGCAAATAGATTCTTATCAAGCAAATTAAAGTACTCATCTACAACGCCCTTTGCATTAACTCCAAATTCATCCTGCTCAACAGATTGATCTGGATAGTTACGGAAACAAATCATATCAAATTGAGACAAGTCTTTAAGATCTGTCATCAAGTCAAGATATCTTTCGTTATCTGTTACAGGATCTACATATACAGTTCCCTTGTCGGTTCCGCTTTTTGTAATTCCGTCTTTAAGAATTGGATGGCTTTCTCCAACAAAAGTATCTCCAGCAAAGAATTTAACAACTGGAACTGGCCAGATATCCCAATCATAGAATTTATTTGCACCATTGGTTGTATATGTTGATAGTTGATAGAAAGTGTCTGGATCATTGCCATATGAGCCTTGATCATAGTCATGGTAATTGTTTCCAACTATACCGCTACGGAATCCTGAAGATGATGTAGGTGCATAAATGCCACTTGCGGCATTTTGTGTTGGCCAGAAGTAAAGCATCAAAGCACGACCACGGTTTCCACGACCCTTGTTATTAGGTGTCGCTGTAGCAGTGGCTGTGGCAACCGCTGCCTTAACAGGAACAACATTAATTGCAGCAAGGTAGTTAAGATTAATTTCATTTTCTTCTACCATTGCAGACAAACCTAATCCAAATGCTGATATAGTAAAGTCAGAGTATGAATTTAATTCAGGTGAATTGTATCCAACTCTATTGATAACATACATTTCATTGCCGTATCTTTGGATATCTAGTTGTCCATCAATCCAGAATTGAATACGTGGCTGTGTTCTATCTACACCAGTCTGTCTATTCTGAATAATAATATGATGCCATTCGCCATCAGCAATATTTTTATTTCCAATAAATGCAAGAGGTTCATCATTTGCAGAAACTGATCCCGCACGTGCATCTTTTGAGAAAGTAAGTGCTAATTTACCATCTCTTAATACAATCCCAGTTCTTTGGAAGTTATATGTATTTTCATTTTCTCCAACAAATAGAACTTGATTAGATTTTGTTGTTCTAATCATTGTTTCAAAAGTAAAGTCTCTATCTCCAATTCCAATATTACCACTAGTGTATCCAGTTGAAATTTCTATGTTTCTAAAATTTACAGCTTTTCTATTTTGTGCATCAAAATATCCACCATTTATTGCAGGTAGAGGATTTGTGACTGTATTAACAGCTCTGGCTCCTGATGGTGCACGTACTGTCCAGCCAGATCCTGGAATAGGGTCTACAGAACCTGTTGAAGGAACATAAAAGTTATCTGATGTATTAAAGAAGACAATTGATGAATTGCCAACTGTATCTTTTTCATCTATTGCTACAAGTCTTTGATACCAAAGATCATCTGCAATTGTAAAATATTGTGGTGGAAGTGGAGCAAATGCATTTGCATTTAATGTCTGTGCTCTAACTAATGCACCCTTGATAGTTACAATTCCTGGATCAACTAATGTTGCATTTAAAGCAATAAATGGATTAACAGATATAGATCCACCAGCAATTGATACAGGATGAACCATTAATGCGGTTGCTTCCATATGAACTACTGAGTTAATTTCTCCAATGCTAAATCCTGGCATATGGAATATTGCATCAGCAGCAAATGCTGTTTGTCCATAGTTAACATCTATAACTACGTTTCCACCATAGTTAGGATGCTGGAATACTCCAAATGCATCCATTGGCACAATAATAGGTGCTATCTCTTGCTCTTCTGTAGGCTCTACAAACAACCCAGATGCAGTTGCAGGATCAGCTGTGTAGATATTTCCTGTACCTAAAATTGTTGTAGGATCAACCATAAGGGCTGTAGCTGTTGTTTCCATTTCAAGTCTTAATGCTTGATATGCTTCAAATGCTTCTTGTGCTGTAAATGCTGTATTTGTAGCAAATGCTTCATCAACATATTTGAGGAATGTAGCGTTTCCACCTTGAACACCCAAAGCTGGAGAACCTATTGCAAATTGATTACTATCACTAAATGGAATAGTAGCTGTTGTTGATGCTTCTAATTTACCATCAACATATAGCTTTATATTAGTTCCATCTGCAACAGCAATTGCTAAGTGCCACTTATCATCTGAAAAATCTGTAGTTCCGTCTAAGAAACCAAAACTGCCACCAGCAAGTCCATAAAATACTCTTGCAGTTCCATTTGTATTTGATCGTATATCAAAACCAAGAGCACTAGTGTTAGTACCACCTAAAGCAGCATGAATATGAGGTAGTGTTTTCCAGTTAGTTTTAAACAATACACCTAAAGTAGCAGTATCTGTAGTAGATAAAGTTCCTGTTGGTACAGTAAAGCTACCTCTGACTGCCTGGTTTCTATTTGTAAATTTAAATGTTCTGTTATTTAATCCAGGCTCATTTTGTGTATATCCTGCAGGATCTAGATCTGGAGCTAATGTTATTGTTGCTGATCCATAATTTACTGGTACTCCAGATCCTTCATCCATTCTAAAGTCAAATAATGGTGACTTAGATTGAATATAAATATTAAATGCACTATCAAATTTAGCAGAAGCAGGCGGCATGTAGGCAGCAGCTTCAGTAAATGTAGGAGTTCCATAATCATAAATATTTGCTATCTGTGTGCTATTTACATTTGTTGATGTAGAAATAAAGAATTGAGATATTGAGAAATAATCTGTAGATCCGCCACCTGTAAATTGAGCATTAGTTAATACTATTGTATGATTCATCGTAGTTGTACCAATAGATACATTATCTATCCATAATTGCATTGTATTAGATGCTAATCTACCTGCAACAAAGTGCCATTCTCCATCAGTAATATCTGTTGAAGATGCTACATCATGATCATTATTATTTGCATTAATTCTAAATGTTATTCCACCATCAGCATTCCAAAGGAATCTAACAAGGTCAGAACCTCCACCGTTAACTATATTTACAAATGCATCAGTTGCTTCTTTAGTTTCTTTCTTTATCCAAAATCCTATTGTAAAATCTTCATCTTCACATTGTGATGCCATTGCAGCTTTTTGTCCAGCTGGCACAATTTGTGTAATATTAGTATTAGTAAATGATCCCTTTAAAGATATAGAACCACTTCCTTGAATACCGCCACTAACATTATTTAAAATATCGCCAATCCAGTTAGCATTTTGTTTAGTTCCAGTTCCATAATTAGTTAATGCTCTAGATTCATCAAATTTAAACCATGTCTCTAGAGATAATTCGCCCATATAGGTATTTAATAGTTTTGGAAATGTTACTGTTGAGTTGTAGTGGTCTCCAGATGCTGCGCTGGCAGTCATTGGAGCCTGTGCAGCAGGATTAAATGATGCGCTTACTGTAGGATCCACCATCAATGCTGAGGCGGTTCCAACTGTATCTACAAAGTTTACACGTGCACCAGCAACGTAATTTGCTGCAATATCAGAAGCAGTTAGTTCCCGATCATATATTGCAAATTCATCTAAGCGGCCTCTAAATCCTCCTCCTCCAATAAACTTTTTATTTGTTTGTTCGTCAAAACTAAATGCATTAGCAAATGATCCACCTCCAGATGCTGCCAGTGCTCCATCAATATAAATTTTTATAGATGTTGTATTAATTGTAACTACAACATGGTGCCATTGATCATCATCAACTCTAATAGTTGAATTAATATTTACGCCAGTTCCAATACCATTAGCTGTTTCAAGAATTACTGTTCCTTGTCTTGCACCTGAGTATGATGCTCCACCTAATGTAACAGAAATAAATTGATTATTAGCATTTGCACCACTCATTGCAAATAAGTAAGGAGCATTTGCTCCTGCTATGTCTGCTGCAGATGCTTTCATCCAAGTTTCTATAGTAAAAGATTTATCATTGAATAATGAAAATGCTGGGTAGCTAGGCAATGTAATATAAGCTGTTCCGCTAAAATATACACAGCGGCCATCTACAGATGTTTGTTCATTTAAAAGTAAGTTGGTAAATGTTGAAGTTGTTGATAGAGAGCCAAAGTTTGCTGGAGTACCTGCTGTTTCGTTAAAGCGATACCAAACTTTTGGTCCTAGTGAGGATACTTGATTAATATATGACATAAAAATAGGCTGCCATTAGGCAGCCATGACTCCTATCAAAGCTTTGCTTGCTGGTACAGCTGAAATACTTGTTCCGTTGATTGTAAGAATAGGAGTAAAGGAGAGGTCAGAAACCACTGGAGACATTATGTTACCAGAAAGGATCTCTATTGTGGTCTGGACTACGACTGCACAAGCGTGTGCTTGGAGTGCGCTGACCTCTACCTTTACGTCCATTGCGTTAGCCTTACGCTACAGTGATACGCACAATACCTGTGCTATCCCATGTGATTGTAAAGTTACCATTTGTTGATGACTGATCTGAACCGAAGTCCACATAGCCGATCAACGGTGAAGTTGAAGCTGTACCTGTTGATCCATATACAACTGCGTAACGTGCTGTGATTGTTGAAGATGACCAAGTGGTATCTGCAGCATCAAGAACAACTACGTTGTTTGCTGAATCGTAGGTTGCTGTCTTTGAACCTAGTGTGTTACCACCAGCAGTGTAGCCTGTACCTGAAACCTCGAATGATGAAACATCGTTCAAGTAGTCATGAGCATCCTGATCTGGTGTGTATGATGATGAAAGTAGAGCAACCTTGATTGTATCAGTGTCGAAATCTACTTCCTTGTTTAGTGCCTTAAGAAGGAAGTTACCGTATAGTTTTGATGGCATTATCTATCTCCTTACGCTGTCTTTTCAACAATTGCGAATGCATCTGCATCTGCAACTGCGAAACCACGGCGGATACGTGTCTTAAGAAGAACACCGTCCTTAGTAAATTCTGCATCACGTGAAACAACTGACTCTACGCCACCACGGATACCATTGATAAGCATCTGACGGTTACCGACGATGAGCAATGCGTTTCCTGTTGGTGTGTCTGTTGCTGCTGCTGATGTAGCTGCACCGTATGAAACAACTAGTGGATATCCAAATAGAGATCCTGGTGTTCCTGCTAGCGGATCTGGTAGAACTAGGTCAGAGTTACCCTTGACCATTCCACGAATTTCCTTAAGCATCTTTGGGTGAGCCATCCATACTGTGTTAGCTGCATCAAACTTAGATGAATCTTCAGCAATACCAAGGGCATTGTTGATGTCGTCATAAGAAAGAGCTCCACCAGTCTGGATACGATTTGTTGTCCAGTTGATTGCTGCATATAGTGATGTAAATGGTGCAACATCTGTTCCGTCTGTTGCAATATTTACACCAAGGCATGCGTTATCGAATTTGCGAGCCCAACGGCTTGCCCATTCTCTCTTGTAAACTGTTAGAACGTCTGGAAGTGAATCGTTTAGATCTTCTTCTGAAACGTGCATAATTTGTGCGTACTTACGTGCTGTCAATACGATCTCATCTAGAGTAGCTGATGCTTCTGGGATTGTTCCACCCTCTGCAACTACCTGTGGAGCGTCTGACACGAAACGTGGTACAGTTTTTGTACGTGATGCCATGTTTTCACGACGAGCAAAGCGCTCAACTGCTGAGTTAGCAATTAAGTCTTGGATTACATTCGAACCCTGCTCTTCGAGAATATAACCATTGGCTTCTGTAAAATCTGTTCTTGCCATGTTTGTTTCTCCTTGTTTAAATTGAATTTGAATTATATGAATAGATTATCGTCTAATATATCTATGGGTTTAAGTCCAAACGTCCATTTGGAGGCTTATAGCCCAATTATACAGTATAGATAGTTGTTTATCTACCTAAAACAAGCATTGCTTGCTTTTCTGATGCAGATAATGTCTTATTCACTGGTATGCCTTCAGCAGAGTCTGCTTTTCCAGCCACCAATAGTTTTGGATCAAATATTTCTGGAAAGTCCTTCTTTATTTGATTGATTTGATTATCTAGACCAACGACATTGAATTCTTCATCAAATGTCAATTCAGATAAGTTTAAATACTTAAACAATCTCTCTGTTGGTCCAGCATAATGCTTAGATAGTTCTTGGATTACCTTTTCTTTAAGTAGTTTACTTGAGAACTTAGCACTTTCATCTTTGAATTTCGTTATCTCTAGTTCAAGTGCTTCTTTCTCTTCTCTAAACTGCTTTGCATCCTTTTTAGCACGATCAAGTGCTGCTAAGACTGCTGCTGGATCTTTTATCTCTTCGGACGTACCATCTACCTGAGTTTCTTCCATTTTTATCCTATCTGGTTATTTCTTTCGGCTGCGGATTGTTCCAAAGCCAAATTATTTGCGTTTATACCTGTTGATTGTAGCGATATGTCTTCTGTTACTCCAGTTGCCACCATAGATTCAGCTGAAATCTGTGTTGCAAGCTCTGGATCATAACCAAGTTCAAGCAAGATCTGCTCTAATGGCATTCCTACGCTCTTCTTGCGTACCGCCACATCCCATTGATCAACCTCATCGACAATTTCTGCCTCAGCCCAATCAATATCAATTACAGCTGTGATTCCTTCAATCTTAAGCATGAACAAGAATAAATCTCTCCATGTAGACTCAAGAGCAAGCTGACGGTTCTTAACCTTCTTCACAAGTGGTGCTTCAGCTGCACGAAGTGCCTGACCTGAAGAAACATATGTGCCCTTTTGGAAATAGTGTGTTGGTGTTGAAGTAATTGCAGCCATTTGATTTACAAACTCATTAACTGGCTCTGTAAATGTCTTTGGCTCTGCTGCTGGGAACTGGCCAACAGTCTGAACACCTTGTAGGTACCAAAGCTCTCCTGGACCGTTCTTTAGCGCACCAATGTTCTCTCTGGCTGTATCGCCTTCTGAGAAGTCATCCATTTCTGCTACGTTGCCACCAGTGGTCAAAGCATAACGCTGTGGAGCACCCTGATAGTCTACAGTAAGCATGTGTGTGTTTACAAGCTTGTTGATAGCATCTTGAGGTCCGAAAGCATCTGCATGCTCTGGACGGCCATAAGGCTTGTGTGTGCGGAAGTGGAATACAGGAACTTCATTCCATGGATTAGGAATTGTCTCTGTTAGAACAAAGTTTGATCCTTGTGGAGTACCCATGTTCTCAATTTCACCATATCCAACATATTTTTCAATACGATCTGGATAATATAGGTTCAAATGGATTTCTTTTGTGTTGTAATCAGCATATTGCCACATTTTGGCTGCAAACAGCTTCTTACGTGGGTTCTCCTGATCATAAATAACTACAGTTGTAAGTGGTGAGTTGTAATCAATTGCTAACTTACCTGTCTCATCTGGCCAGACCATCGCATATGAATCTCCATAAATAAGAGTATTTCTATGGATCTCATTGATATCAAGCTTAATATCTGACTGCTCAAGAAGTTGTGCCATGTAGGCATCTGCTTCAGGTGAGCTTGTCTCAATCTGATCGATCTCCAGGCGATTTAGTACTGCATCTACTACTGTCTTGCTAAAATTAAAGCGAAAATCGCTTTGGTTCTTCTGAAATAGCTTAAACCATCTTTGATTCAAAAAGACTTCTGGCTGTGTGCCCTCATAATAGGTTTCAGCACGTGTGTATCCATCTTTTCTATTCAATATATAGTCTAAGGCTAATCTGATATCATCAATCATGTTTATCTCCTCAGATAATTAAGTTGCTTGGCTACTACCTTTGGAGACTTATTATCCAAGAAGTAAAGTACGCCAGACACTACCGCATCAAGAACGTCATCGTGAGAGATCTTTGGGAAGCCCCACATCTGTTCTTCCAACGCAGGAAAATGTGCGGTATGTCTAATTTTTCCTTGTTGGTAAAAATTCAAAGCTTTTCCTGCACGGATTTGCTTTGAAACACTTTGTCTTATAGATCTATATTTTACAGGAATATTTTTGAATACGTCCTTCCATAGATCACCACCTTGGTTGGTTTCTACATAGATTACACCAGGTTCATAGATATCAACTAGGCTTGCAATTCTTTCTGCAAGCTCTGATGGAGACATCTTTACTTGGATGGCCTCTCTTACATAAATGAAGTCATCATCACCTCTGGACAATACAGCTATGCCTGTATAGTCAGAAATCTTATTCTTTGTTACGGCTGGGTCGATAGATATGATCGTATTGCCGTACTCTTCCAATTCGCTAATAATAATATCTTGCTCTGTCCAAAAGTTGCCATCAGCATTAACTGGTCTGTTCATATAGTTCTTAGCAAAGTCACGCAGATGTCTTTGGGACTGCAGCCACTCTATAGGCCACTTCTCAGGCCACACGGAGCGTTCTGAGCCATCATCTGCTGTCATGATAGCTGGATAGTAGTGAACATCTACGTTCTGGTCTGTAATCCACTCCAGTGCCTTGTCAGTCTGTCCTTCTGCATGCTTTCTAAATTCATCCATCATAGAGTTAGGCATAGTGGTGGTACCCACAATAATCATACGAGCATATATATTCATAGGAGCAATATCATCAAAGACAGTTCTTCTTTGTTGTCCTGCCTGATATTCAGAGTAATTCTTTTCACCCTTCTCAATATCATCCAAAATAATTAGATCTGGACGCTGTCCAAAGACTTTCTTACCAAGAGAGTTAGTATCAATTCCATTTGCATCAAATATAAAGTTATTTTGCTGAACAATTCTCCAAGAGTTATTAGCCATGCTTCTGCCAGTTCCTGCCAGCTTTGGCGTACATAGCTCAGGATAGTCAGCTCTCAAATACTCATTTGTATCAAGTTCATTTTTAAAAGTCATCAAGTGAGTCTCAGCCTGAGAGGCAGCATCAGAGAAGGCAGCTACGAATTTAATGTGACCATGAGCGGCAGCCCAGAGCGGCAGAATCAAGAAGATCCAAGTAGACTTGCCACATTCTCTAGGTGCAATAAATGCATCTCTATTTTGCTTAGGAGCAGTTGGCTTATGTATCCAAGATTTTCCATATTCAGCCAAAGCCCAGTGAAACTCAGAAAGAGTAAGTTCATCATTTCCATTTTTCAAGTGATGCGGCAAATATAGCAAAGCAAAGAGCATTGGATCAAATTTAGTAAGTTCTTTGCGTCCCTCAGATATGGCTAATAATTGAGGATTGATATCTGCTAAATACTCTTCTATTGTCAATTACTTCTTCTTCTTACGAGATACAACAACTTTTCTATTTTTCTCTTTAACTTCCATACCTGCAGACTCAGTTTGCTTTTTCAATTGAGAATATTTCTCTTTTGTTGTAAGTTTCTTCTTTCCTGGCATTTTATCCTCCTTATTGGCATAACATCTAATTTTACTGTAGAAATTTATTTACAGTGGCAAAAATTAAAATAAATTTATTTTTATCGAATTGGGTGGTCCCTTTAAATAGATTTAATATTATCTTTAATCAAATTGTTCCTTGCTTTGGCTTCATTAAGCATATCAACGATTGCTAAATCTGTGCCATCTTTGGAACGATTCTCATTTATATTAGTAGACTTACCTTCAATTAGATTGATTGTTTGAATTGCTTTATGAATAGCATTTGATAGTTTATTTATATCTTCTGCCAAGAGATCTTCTTCATATAGTTTCTCTACTGATCTATCTATTACTGCCTGTGCCGCCAATACTTTCTCATTATCCTTATAGAATATGTCAATATTCTTAGTCATAATAGCAAGAGTATTAGCTGTAGGCATATCTAAATTTCTTTGCATATAGAATTTCTTGGCTGTATGGTAGCTCTTTGGATATGATAAATATCTCATAGCTGGACCAATGCCCATTTCATTAGCCGTCTCTATAAATTCACTAATTTGTTCTTCTGTAAATGTTGGATAACCCATCATATCTCCTAATATATATGTCTATTTGTCGACATATGTATATATTGACGTATATTTGACATTATGAACGCATCTTTGATAGGATTACTATACATATATCAATATCTGTTATGTTCATATCAATAACTCTTCTTCTTTGATTTATTCTTTAATTTCTTATTCAAAGCCTTTACTGCTTTATATCCTACTGCTGGATATTCTCTTCTTATTCCATGACTGTTAGTATCTATTACTATCTTAGTCTTTTGGTCTTCTCCGCCCATTATTCTACTTCCTCTAATAAGCTCAAGAATTGCTCCAATTTCTCATCTACCTCAAATGCCATCCTGTATTCATATGTATGATTATCATCATATATCTCTAATGTCATGCCTAGGACTTCTATATCTGGTCTATACCAAAGATCCTTAGCATAGGGAAATAATCTCTTGCCTGCCGTCTTTTGGCTTAGGAAATCTCTTTCATCCATTAAATAGTGCATCCTGTCATTATGTACTAATTATACACCTATAAAAAGCAGAATGCCCTAGCGAAGTTGCGGAACTCCAGAAAGGCTAGGGCATCCCTATAGGGGCAAGTAAAACTAAGAGAAATGAATTAAAACTCAGTCTTACAGGTATATTCTATCATTTCCTTGGTAAGGAAGCAATACGTAAATAGGCATCTAATATTGGAAAGCTCCAATTTCTATCATTCTTGATGGCTCTTGCAATTAGCTTATCAAGGAAGATATCTATGGTCTGGATGAGTTCTTCATCTGACATAGCCTGGATTTGATCCATTGTGTGATCTCTCCAAAAGGAACCTATCATGGCTGGCTCTTTATATGTGATCCCTCTTGTTTCTAGAGTTCTTACATTGTTCTTTCTTAATGGTGCTTTCTTAGGTGCTTTTCTAGGATCCTTGGGTCTTCCGACCATTTCTCATCCTCCTAATTGCTGCTAATGTTCTGCTTCTCCAACATGGTTTACAATATATGTTATGTTTGTCTAGGGAGTTTGATCTATGTCCAAACTGGCTTATAGGCTTTTCTAAGCCACAATCTCTACAGACCTTAGATGTTACCTCAACTCTAGCAAATGCGGCCTTCCTAGAGGCGTTGTAGCCCTTGTAGTAGGCACTTGTGCATGTCTTGCATCTGAAGGTGTAACCATCTGATGTTTTGGTGTTCTTATGAAAGTTATCAAAAGACTTTTCTACTTTACAAACTGAGCATGATTTCATTTCTCAGTACCTCTTCCTTCTTTGTGTTCTAAAGTTTTTTCCCAATGGCAATTCTTGCAAAGGGTTCTCAAATTGTTTATATTGTTATTGGATCTATTGCTATCTATGTGGTCTACTTCTAACTTCTCTGTTCCGCCGCACTTTTCGCAATTATCTTTTTTGTTTAGTCTTGCTATTCTTTTGCAATTGCTACATCCTGATGCCCAGATAATAAAGCCAAGCTTAGTTCTGCCTTTTTGCTCTACAGGCGTTCCACAGCCGCATAGAGGCCTTGGAGTTTCACTTGTTCTCATCAACCCAACCTATCTCTTTTCCTGGCTCTAACCAGCTTCTGAGGGTCGCTGCGTTGCTTTGCATGGTGTCGATCATCTCATCAAGTGTGTCTATGGCATCTTGTAGAGTTTTAATTGCTTGGTCCAGCGGGGCTGGCTCATGTATCTTTTTCATCGCCATTCTCCATCCCAAGGCGCGGCTATCGCTCTAACCTCAGCCAAAGAGGGATTGTCACTAGTAGTAGTAATTCCTTCTTTGATAGAAATATTAGAAAGAACTAAATCTTCGTTAGAAGATTTCTTAGTTTGTATTTCTTTTGTATTTATATTTGTATTTAATTTGTATTTAGGTGGTAATGACATGCCGTAGCCTGCGGCATCTGGTGCCGTAGGTGTGTAATGATTTGCCGCATCATAGTTCCTCTTTT